TTAACTCTTGCAAATGCCCATTGTTGTGGAGTAGTGCCAGGTCTGTGTCCAGTCTTCCATGCAGCCATTCCTCTGTCGTATACTTTCTTTAGAATACCATAAGGCATACCAGATTTCTTTGCTTTAGTTACAAGACCTTCAATCTTTTCGTCTAACTGATAAAATTCCATATTACTCTCCACAAAAGGTTTGACTTTAACCTTTCGTTCTTTTTCTACTTCTTTGTTTGCTTTGTCAAGTATAGACTTTGTATCACTACCATCAAATTCAATAGGTTCTGGTGGATCACCCTTTACCCAATCACTATCGCTTTGATCTTTCTTAGGGTCTACTTGGCCAGGATAATGTGTAAAATCTTCTACCTTTGTATCAATATAATCAGACATATCATCAAGTCGAGATACAGCAGTTGAAACTTTATTTGTCCACCATGTAGGCAAACTAGCTTCATCACCAAGTTTTCCAAGTTCACTCTGCATCTTTTCAAGTGCCTTCATTGCAATCTCTACTCTATTTTTCATTGATGCAACGTCAGTGTGACCATCTTCTTTCAGCATTTTGTTTATATTGTCTAAGAATGACTCATTCTTTGATAGATATGCAGCAATTGCCATGTCCTTACGTTTCTCTTTGGACTTACCTTTGAACTGTGGTGCATCTGACTTTTGGAAATCATCTATATAATCTCCTTGGTCGGCATCTTTACTAAGAACTTCTTTCTTACCAAAAGCTCTTTCCTGCCAATTATGAGATTCTTTATCCTTATCTATAGGTCCACCTTTTGCCCAAGTATGACACGCTCTTGCAGAATGACATTTAAAGTGATGCATCCAACAATAACCAAGTTCTCCATCATCATCAGAGGTTGCACCTGGCAAACACTCTTTCATTCTAGGGGAAACATCAAATGCTACACAATTTTCACATAATGATTTTTTAGCTGCGTCTTCAGTTGTTTTCCAGTGTTTTGCAATCTTTTCCCAATAATCTCCTGGCTCATCTACATTAAGGGGTCCATAATTATATTTTTTTGTTGCTGCATCTCTATTTTTAGTATTGATTGCTAAATCTTTTGTTGCGGGTGGACACTCCATTTTTTGCTCACCAAACATCTGCTTATACTTTTTAGTATGAACAGATGGCTTGGTTACTGCACCTTTATCACCGGGCGCTGGACCAGCCTTCTTTGCTTTGAAGTGTCTGTCTCTGTCATCCTTAACACTTGACTTCACACCAGAGTGATACTTTGCTGGTTGTGTTCCCGGCATATCTTTAACATCAGGGTCTTGTTTTACTTCTTGAATTTGTTCTACAAAATTCTTGAATGAGAAACTTTCCTCTTGATACTCTGCTTTCAACTCTTTTGGAATAACCCCTTTATCAACAAGTTTATTGATATATTGAATCAACCCTCTGGCAGAAACACTATATTCTCTTGCAATATTTGCCGCAATAGAAGCTGGTGTTTTTTGCTTTGGTGGGTTTTTCATATCACCAACAAACTGTTTAATCATTGCCTCATAAGCCTTGGGATGAGACATCTGGTCAATTTTTGCTTTTGCTTTTAAGAACCATGACATTTCATCAAGTTCAACTTTTTCTTTCTTTGGTTTTTCACCACGTTCTTTTTTAGAAATAGCAATTGCAGCTTGTTGTGCCGGAGAAGAAGCTTCATCAAGTTCAATCTCATGTAACCATGCCTTATGAACCTTATTATCCTCTGTCATGTATGAAATATAATTTGTTCCTTTACGAACAATTTCTCCACTCATTCCATTTGCTTCTACAATGTCACCCACATTCCAAATCTTTCCTGTGAGATAAGCATCACGCACCTCTTCATAGATATCCATTTCACCCATGTTTTTTTCTTCACGAATGCCCATACTCTTACGAACATCTTTATACAACTTCTCAGCATCTTTGAAACCGTCTGGGACACCTTGTTTGAAAGAATCAAGGTCACCATCCATAGCAGCTTTTCTCATCTTGCTGGCACTCATGCCCTCAAGACCTTCAGCATCAGGATCACGTTCACCAGCCGATACAACTTCTACGTTGTCAAATCCATAATAACCATGTTTAGATTGGACACCATTGTATTCATTTAGAAGTCTCTCAAACTCATCTACTCTATCACTTCCAACAACCATGATGATAGATTTGTATCCCTTATTGTGTAGAGATACGGCAACTTCAAAGATTGTTTTTGCTTTATCTGTGAGAATATTCTTGGCATACTTCGGAAACATTTTTCTGATGTATGCAACTTTTCTCTTGTAGTCTAGAGGATTCTTTTTAGCATCTTGTGAATGAGAAACAAAGACATGCATCTTGGAACCAACATTCTTACCTTGTTCTCTAGCCATAGCATCAATTAACTTGCCGTGACCAGTGGTTGGAGGATTTAGGCGTCCAAAAGTGAATACAGCTGTATCACCACTTTTTTCCATTAACTCACTAAACTTCTTCATTTGTCAGCCGCCTGTTGTGAAGCTCTAAATTTCTTAACTCTCTCAGGCTCTGCTGCCCTAAGTTTCATTGCCGTTCTCTTTGCTATCTTATCAATTTTTTGACCAAATCTCTGCATTACAATTTGGTCAGCTTTTACTTTTGCACTAATGCTCATATCATTATAGTTTGGATAAAGTTTATTCCTAAACATTTTGATTGTTTGTTTTTTTGCTGATTTGGTAATTTTCCCAACATCTCTCACTTTCATAAGAGTTCGTTTCTTTTTCATTTGAAAACCAGATTGTTTTGATATTAGTCTCATACGCCGAGCTTGTTTTCTGCGTTGAGTAATATCTGCTGTCTTTTTATACTCTTCTAAATCTGAGTGTTCTGAAAATGTTTTCATTTATCCCATGCCTTTACTGCTGTGAAGTTGTTAAACGAGAACTCCATACGGTCTACAAGTTTAACAGCATCTCCACTAACCCTATCAATAGCAACATAACCTTCGGGATTTGTCACTTTATATCCATTAGCAGTACGAATAAACGTATCTGTCAATCCCTTCACACTATTTAGTTTATTTACAATCTGTGACTTTGCATCAACTAATAGGTTCTGAAAGGTAATAACTTGTACTAAATTAACAGCGTGTCTCTTTACTTCTCTCACATATTCTTTTTGCATATCTGTATATTTCTTCTTACCCTTATCGCTCTTTGCCTTGTCAATCTGTTTCTGAATGGAATCAAATACCCACTTCTCATATCCTTTTGCATGTGCGGCAGGATTAGTAATCTTTTCTCCAGCACGAACCTTACTATTGTTATATGTCTTGAGAGATGCACCAGCAAGAGTTCCTGTCATACTGTCCTGTAGTTTGAGGAATGCTCTTAGTTTGGGTCCGTTAATCTTGTTGAAAGTTTTACCAGTTTGTGATAGTATAGTAGTGATTGATTCAGTCTCTTTCTCTGTGAATGTAGCTTTACCAGATACATCCTTATATGTTGCATCATCCATCCATACAGAACTTGTCTTAGTGAGCTTTGATATATCTGCACCAAAAGATGCTTTCATATCAGGAAGAGAACTTCCTTTATATGTGGTATGCCAAACTATACCAACCTTTGCGGTATTGAAAATACGACCAATATCGCTATTAACAGGTGCAGCATAAACGATAGTGTTAGGCTGAAAAGTATAGTATTTTTCCCCATCAATCGTAGTTGTTTCGAGATCATCAGTGAACATAAGATCACCTTGAAGTACGCCCGTAATTCCCAATTTTGAAAACTCTTGTAATGCGACTTTAAATTTAGAATTGAGGGTGCCGGATAAATCATCATCTATTTCTCCTTCAGTCTTATATAACTTTGGATTCACATTGAATACTGACTTCTTTGCAACGAAAAACTTATCATCTTCTGGGTCTATCCCTGCGAATATAGCAGGGGCACCATCCCACTTCACTGTCATGTTGACAGAACTGCGACTTGAACCAGCAAGCATGTCTCTCAATGAGCGTAGGAAGTTAATAGCAGCACGTCCACCATCAACACCAAAATTAAGGATTTCATCCTCTAGGTGTTCAAGGTGAAGGTTTTTTCCTGCCTTGTCTTCTGTGAGCATTTCTTTGAATGATATCATTTTTTCATCTTCATTTTAAAACCAAGTTTGTTGCCCGAAGAGTACCCTGGCCACCCGAAAGTAAACTCTGCATTCTTAAAGTAATTGCTCTCAAAGGTCATCTTCTTTGAAAAAACATTTACGTTTAATTGTATTAGTGTAACTTGTCTAGCCACGTTTATCAATGATTGTTTTATCTCTTCATCATTATTCAATATTTTATATATAGTTTCTCCTAATGGAGAAAGAACAAATCTGGGTTTATCACGACCCTCTAATGTCTTTTTACCTGGCATAGAGTATTTCTTATGCCAAGGTTTTAACTTATTTGCTAGTTGTTTATTATCAAATCCTTCTGTCCATTTTATAATGGACTCTAGGGTAATCTGGTCAACATTTCTTCCCATAATCTTGGCAAGGTCTTTAACTACATTTGTTTTCATATATTGATGAAGAAGAAGCATCTGTTCTTTGGCTCCAAATTCTGAAACAATATTGAAAATCTGAAGTGACTTTTCTTTGGAGTGGTCAGCATTAGCAGTCTTGGCACGTTTCTTAATTGCATCAATAATATTCTTAATTGTTACCTTACCACCTCCACCTGATTTGACTGAAATAGGATAAGGGATTCCGACACGAACTCCGTAGAAATCAATTAATTTTTCATTGGATGCAGATGGAAAATATACTTCTCGGAATCCCATAGCATTCATTGCCCAAATAGCAGATAGAATTTCTCCAAAATCTGAGGACACTTTAGCCAAATCTTTTGTAGAAAAACTTAAATCTTTCAAGGATATGTTAGTAGATTTAGTGTTTGCAAACATCATTAAGTCAATCAGTTGTTTAGCGGTATCCCCCTCTGGATATTTGAATCTAAGTGAGGTAATCGTTTTATCAACTAAATCTTTAGAGTTGAGTTGTAGCCCTGCTAGTCACAACATATCTGGTGTTAAATCTTTATTTTCAAATATCTGTCCACCACTAGATGTCTGAGAAATTTCTGAGTTTACCCAGTATAATGTAGTTCCTTTAGGAATCTTTTCGTCAATATCTTTAATTGC